GCTAGGCCGTTCTTAATGTTATTGATGTGGTAGTTAGCTATCTCACCCTCTAACTCAGCGTAAGGCAAAGCCCCTTGATAATCCACAGGGCTGTAATAATAGCTACCACTGCGATATGGTCTAAAGTAAAGTATCTCAACTTTATCTCCCTGAGAGCCACACCCAAAGGATGGGATGCGCTCAACACCTTTCTTACTGCGTACCTCACTCCAATCATAAGCATAATAATAAGCCTCTACCTCACCCTCTGCGTTGCACTTCTCTGCACGCAAGGTTTCTACAGGCATGTGGTATACCTCAACAATCTTGCTTTTATCCTTGTTATAAATAACTTGGAAAGCACCATTGCCCAGCATATAGTAATCGTTGATTACTTTTTTAAGTTCCTCATCTTTAATAAGCTTCTTAAGCTGTAGGTAACCCTGTGGGTTCTTAGCACTATCTGTAGCATCAATACCCTTACCGAATACCATATCAATGACTCCAGAGATAACAGCATTATTAGTAGGGCTGCCATTGTAGCGGTTGATTAAGTAGTTGAAGTAATCGTTATCATCTCCGTACTCTACCCACCCTTTGCGAGCATTCTCGCTTACTACTGGTGATGTGTAGCTTGATAGCTGCACGAACTTTACATTACTCTCCATAAATCTTAAACTCGTTATCCATAGTTTCCTCTGTTGTAGACAGCTTAGGTTGGTAAGTGGTTACACTTGCGCCTGCTGGTATAATGTACATCTTATCCTGCGATAGTAGCTTTACCTTTCCTGCTTCCCATACTTTTACTACATAAAAGCTTTCGGCAGACAAGTTACTCACATCATATGAGAAAGTCAATACCTTCCTGAAATCATCATAAGTTCCAGTAACAGCCGCATCATATGCAGTCTTGCGCTCATCTTCAGATACAACTTGTAGTACAAAGGACTCTGTATTAAAGTCCCTTAAGTACATCTTTATAGTTGCTGTTGTATTTTCTTCTACAATTATCATATAATTATAAAACCCATTTCAATAACAATGGTTATATTTGCCATTCATTGCTCTCGCAGGTTGAAATACCTGCAAAAAAGAAAAGCCCTTCCAATTACGGAGGGGCTTTCTTAATTAAGGGCTAAACTATTGTTTAGATATCGCTGATAGTAGCAGCATCTGCAGTAATCGTAGCATCTACAAAGTTTGCTGGTATTTTCTCCTGTCCAGTAAAGGTTAGAGTGTAACCACTCATATCCCCCATAGCTGCACCAGTTACGATAGTACCACCTGATACCTCAGCACCATACTCAAGGCCCATCATAAACTTATTACCATTGTTGTCCTCAACTACAACATGTGGGCGAGCATAAGCAAGCAACTTCACCTCTTGGTGTGTTTGCTTAGACATTTTCTTGAAAGTCAAGTTAAGTGTCTGCTCTACAAATGTTGTTCCGTTCTCACGGCTAGAGTTAATTGCTTGCTCAAAGCTAGAGTTTCCTTTTACTTCAAACTTAAACCAATCAGGCGTACCGCCAATCGTATCAATTACATCCGTATCTGTTGCATCGTAGGTGATAGCACCCAACGAATCAAAGTCTGCAAAGTATACAGCGGTAATACCGCCTACTACATCCTTGCAGGGTTCTGTTCTTCCTTTTGTTAATACACAAGCCATATTATATAAGTATAAAAAAAAGGGCAGACAAGCACTAGCCTACCTGCCCCTTTTATATTAATCAATCAACTATTAAGTATAGTATACGATGTCAGCACCGATACCAATCTGCACACCTGCAGTAAAGCGCATTATTACACGAACATTCTGGCTTCCATCAAGGTCAGCCATGTCTAGTAATTTCACTTCTTGGTGGTCGCTTAACAAACCTGTACCGAAGAACAAGTTTGATTTTTGTGCAGCTACCATATCGTTAGTAGGCATACCTGAAGCAACGAACAACTTAACACCATCAAAGGCTAAATCGCCTCCGTTGTACCAAGTAGTACCATTAGAAGCAACACCGCTTCCTCCTAAGCCGTTAGCACCAAATCCACCCAACGCACGAACATAAGCACGAGCGATGTGCTGTGAACAATAGATGTAAAGGTCTTCTTTGCCATACAATGCAGCAGGGATAGCATCAACTACTTTACCCAACTCATCAATAACATTAGCAGCAGTGATAGTAGTACCTACTACATCTACAACTGAAGCATCAGCAGCTAATAGAGCAGTAAAGCCATCAAACTCACCTTCGTTAGCATCAGCACCTGCCCAGATGTTTGTTTCATTCTTTGCAGCTACTTTAGCAGCAACATAACCGATTAGGTAATCAGCAAAGTTAGCAGGTAACTCATCAAAAGCAGAGTAACCCATTGAGATCGCTTCCCAATCTGATACAAAGTCAGATTTACACAATTCCAAGTTTACTTGCATCTCCTTAGGAGTAAGTACCTTCTCAGCCAATGTCAATGTAGAAGTATCAGAGAAATCACAAGTTGCATCTTTAGTGATAGCATCCAAGTTCATTGTCTTTAGTACTTCTTTGTACTTGACATTTGGTTTAATAGTAATACCGCCACCCTCAATAGTGTCGGCACTCAATAATGCAGCAGAAACATATTTCCCTGCAAATTCACCAGCATATGTGGTAGTGATTGAAGTGGTTGTAGCCATTTTTTCTTCTTTATTTAAATTAGGATAATTTACTCATTACACGAGACAAGGTAGTAGCACCAGCCTTATTGCTGAACTTTACCATATCTGGTTTCTTATCTACTGGAGCAGCAGCAACTTTCTTAGCAGCAGGCGCCTCATCAGCACTCATCTCTACTTGCTCCTCAACTACTTCTTCAGTAGCTTCCTCAGCGTTCATTTCAACTGGCTCCTCAGTAGACATTTCCTCCTGTGGCATCATGCCTGCTATCATACCTTTAAGTTCATCAATAGCAGCACCGAATTCCTCTTTAGTTACATAAGCCATTTCTTCCTCAGCTTGCTCAACTTCTACTTCTTCCTCTGCAGCAGCAGCTTCACGCACCTCAGCAATTACGCCTTCCTCCTCAATAACCATAACACGGCCATCTTCAAGGTTGTGCTCGCCTACAGGCGCAGCAACACGCTCATCATCTTCCCCTACTAGGAAAACATTTTCACCAGCAACAAACTCCTCAGCCTCTAGTAAAGTACCATCAGCTAGGCGCATTGAAGCCATCTCCACTTTAACCTCCTCTTGTACTTCCTGAACTTCAGGGGCAGCATCTTGAGTAGGAGTTAAAGCCATTTCAATTTTCTTGAACACTTCTTGTAAATTCATTTGTTTTGAACTTTTCTAATTAAACAACTATTTATAAACAATTTGGGTCATTTTCACAATTCCCCTAACTCTTTCAATTTACTTGCTGCCCAGCGTTTACCGCTTAAGCCGCCCCACAACATATAGCTTATGTAACCACAGCTTTCCTTATCCCCATCATCATAATACTCCTGCGCTCTACTCAGGTAACTATGCATCCTTTTTATGGTAGCTAACGATAGTGGCTCTTTCTGTGCTAACTGCTGTGCTCTAACTTTACCCACTTGAGTAGCACACTTGTTGCCTTGCTTCTCGTTGAGGGCAATTCCCTTCTTTGCGTTGTTAGAAACTGAATCAGGGTAATCTCTGTATGACTCAAGTTCAAGTTTCTTTCCTGAAGCATACCTTTTGTCTTTTTTAATACTGGCTTTGGTTATTCCCAATAAATAAAGCGCCATGAGGTGTTCGCCTTCTTCTCTTTCAATTGCTGATAATTCTGTGTTGATGCTTGAGGCATCAATTGACTCTCGTTGCATAAACCAGCCTTCAATGCTGAACCCTTTGACTCTACCTTCTTTGACATACTCCTCCCAAACATCATCGTTGTTAACCTTCATACTGACCATCCAAGTGCCTACAGGATATTCTAGGCCATAGGCTGCAGATTTATCCTTTTGGCTGTCCTCAACAATCCAGCTTTCAACTAATGTAAGCCCTGTAAGCTTTGCCTGATGCTCTAGTGTTGCGTTACCTTGTTTGCCATTGGTTAGGTACAACTCAGCTGCACGCTGGATAGTTTCTTTGGTAAAGAACACAT